ACAACGTCAAGGTGGATTACCTGAAGATTCCGCTTGACGATCCCAAGGTTCTCGATGCGTTCTCCCGTGGCGAAACAACGGGTGTCTTCCAGTTTGATGGAAGCGGAATGCAGACGCTGTTGAAGAGACTTGGCAAGAACGGACGCTTGACATTCGAAGACATTTCTGCCGCTACCGCACTCTTCCGTCCTGGGCCTCTCGATTCAGGGCTGACAGAACAGTATGTGTCGATCAAGCAGGGGATGATGTCGCCTCATTACGACCACCCGAATATGAAGGAAGCTCTCAAGGAGACCTTTGGCGTGATGGTCTATCAGGAACAGGTGATGCGTGTTGCGCAGGATCTCGCTGGCTTTTCGATGGCAGAAGCAGATGCGCTCCGCAAAGCCATCGGCAAGAAGGATGCGGACAAAATGGCGCACATCAAAGCCAATTTTGTCGCAGGATGCCAAAAGACTTCGGGGTTGATGGCTTCAAAGGCAGAAACGATTTGGGACAAGATCGAAAAGTTCGCTGGCTACGGCTTCAACAAGTCTCACGCCGTTGCTTACACCATTCTGTCTTACTGGACGTGCTACTTGAAGGTCTATTATCCCGCCGAGTATTTTGCTTCCCAGCTTTCCATTGTGAAAGATGACAAATACCCGAACATCGTCAAGGACGCTCGTCTGTGTGGCATCGAGATTGTCCCGCCCGACATCAACGCTTCGACCAGTCGGTTTGAAATCACGGACGACCATACGATTGTCGCTCCTTTCAGTGCTGTCAAGGGATGCTCTGAAACCACGGCGAAGAAGATTGTCGCTTTGCGTGAAAAGGTCGGCAAATTCCACAACAAGCAGGAAGTCATCGATGCCGCTAAACAGCGGGGCAGTGGTGTCAACAGCAGGGTGATCGACAATTTGGATTTGGTCGGGGCTTTCGCAAGCATTGAACCTGAACAGCCAAAGGCTACGGATGAGTGTCGCAGAAGGGATCAGATTCAGTTGCTGACAGGATTGATCGTTGATTCCGTCACAACATCCGTTGTGACCAAAATGAACGAAGCCAAGAAGCTGGAAATCTGCAATGTTTATTCCGAAGTGATCCAGTGCAAGAACTGTGACTTGGCGAGTCATTCTCATCCGATGCCGACCATTGGAGGCGCAAACTGTCGGTATATGGTCGTGTTTGACTGTCCTTCCAAAGCGGAAGAAGACGCAGGAAAGATGTTCGTAGGGGATTCCGCAAGGTTTGTCAGACAAGCGATGAAGGAATGCGGAGTCAGCCCAGCCGCTGGCTATTACACCTCCTTGGTCAAAGCCAAGAAGAAGGATCGTTTCCTTAGCAACAGTCAGATCAACAACTGCTCCAAGTTCTTGGACAGGGAGGCAGAATTGCTTGGGGTCGGAGCAATCGTCTGTCTTGGATCATCGGCGGTCAAGCATTTCATTCCCGACTGCAAGCAACCTTCCGCAGAGGTTGGGAACGCTTATTACAACAAAAAGCTCAATGCGATGGTCATTGTCGGTTTGAATCCGATGCAGATCATTTTTTCGTCCGTAAAATACGAGGATCTCAAAAAAGTGTTTGCGAAACTTGCAGAAACCCTTGATGTCAAGCATTAAAATGGATCAATTTCAACCTAACATAGAGGCTTAAAATGAAAGATTTTGATATTCAGTCATTTATCAATGAAACCCGCATCACCGAAGTGAAACTGGACGAGTGCTTCCAGCAACAGTCTTCTCTCAGGGCGTACTATGGCGCAAAAGCCGTTGAAGCCGAATCCTATGCCAACAAGCTGAAAGCGGCTTTTGAAGTTGGGGAAGCACGTCTGTACAAAGAGTGTCGTGAAAACGCCCTGAAAAACGGCGAGAAAGCCACGGAGAAATCCATTGAAAACGCCGTAAAGACGGACTCCCGCTGGCTGAATGGCAAGAAGAAGCTCATTGATGCCCAAGCAATGGCAGACCTGATGAAAGTGTGTGTCGCTTCGCTGATGGATCGCAAGGATATGCTGATCCAAATCGGTGCGGACAGACGTGGCGACAAAGCTGGGCAGATGCGGATGCTCGCCCTTCAGCAGGAAGAACAACAGCGTTTGGAACAGCTCAGAAGCACTGCAAAGGCAATCTATCCGAGTGCGCTTTAACGCCTTATGAACTGCATAAAATTTTATATATAATGCTTGCCATATGGAAACAGACGAAAGTCGAATGTCCATCGTTTTAACTGTAACCAAAGAGGGATCTTATGAATCTCGAAGCTCTGATGGCGAAAATCGCCGAAACCAAGAAGTCGTTTGTCAAGAATGAGAAGCCGTTCAGCCCGAAGATCGGCGAAACCAAGTTCGTGCTTCTCGCTGGTTGGAATCCCGCCCACGAGGAAGTCTTTTGGCGTGAATTCGGTGGTCACTACGTGCGTGACCGTGGCGGCAAGGTGGTCGCTTTCTATCCGTGCGATGAAGTGATTAACGGCACGGCTTGCCCGATCTGCAATGCGCTTCGGCAAGCGGCTGATTCGTGCCACGATGACGCAACGCTCGACCTGATCAAGCAGGCTCGTGCGTCCCGCCAGTACCTCGTGAACGCCATTGTCATTGGCGAGAACAACAACAATCCTGTCGTGATGTCGCTTTCCAAGAGCGCATTCGAACAGTTGATTAACGTCATCGGGGCGTGGGGTCAGGTCGTGTTCGACAAGACCAATCCCCAGCTTCTTCAGATCACCCGCACTGGCACGGGCTTCGAGACCAAATATCTCGCATCCGTCTTGCCCGAGCGGTTCACGCTGTCTCCCGACATCTACAGCAAGATCAAGGATCTTGACAAGTATGTCGATCAGCGCACCGACCAGCTTCAGCAGAAAGCGTTAAATGCGGTGTCCAATCTGACTGGCATTGCGTACTCTGCCCCGCATTCCGCTCCCGCTGTGGCTCAGATCGCTTCCGCACCGACCCAGCAGGTCGCTTCGCAGACCGTGGCTTCCGCTCCTGCAAAGCCAGCCCCTGCCGCACCTGCACCTGCACCTGCACCCGCTCCTGCTTCCGAGCCGATTGATCAGTTCCCGATGGATTCTGATATGTCGGCACTGATGGACGAGCTGGATCAGCTCTAAGAGGTGCTGAGATGGAAGAGATTTGGAAGCCAGTCAAGGGACACGAGGACTTTTATGCCGTTAGTAACCTTGGTCGGATCAAATCTCTTCCCCGCATTGTCCAGCGATGGACGACACGTCAATCATCATATGCGGGGAGGATTTTGACTGCCAAGAACGGACGAGTTCAACTGCATCACGGCAATGTTTCTACGAGAAGGAGGTTGGACGTTTTGGTCGCCCAAGCTTTTTTTGGCAAATGTCCCGAAGGTCAGGAGTTGGTTCATATCAACGGAGACCAAGAGGATTGTCGCTTGAGCAACCTGAAATACAAATTCAGGACATCACGTTCAAAAGGGCGGCAATACACCGAACGAGGCATCTCGTTCTTTTGCAATAGGTTTGGAACGTGAATATTTCAATCATTGACGGAAACAGCTTGGGGTATGCTTCCCACTATGCGACCAAATTGCATTCAGGGGAACAGGAAACCCAAGCTGTTTTTGGCGTATTCAACACATTGTTGACCCGAAGGGTCAAATATCCCGATAGTCAGCCTCTTGTGGTGTGGGACGGCAGGGCGACTTGGCGGTTCGAAAAATGCCCGACATACAAGTCAAACCGACATTCCGATGATCCCAAGAAGGAAGCCATTCGAGAGGCGTACAAGACGCAAGTTCCCTACATTCAGGAGCTTCTGAAATCCCTTGGGGTCAGACAAATCCTGTGTTCAACCCACGAAGCGGATGATTTGGCGGGACTGATTGTCAGCAAGAAAAAGCCACAGGATCGGATCACGCTGGTTACGGGAGACCACGACTGGCTTCAATTGATTAGAAACAATGTGCTTTTCTATGACATCCGATCCGAACAGATCGTTGACGCAAACAACTTCTTTTCCGTCACCAAGTATCGGACTCCTGAGGCGTTCCTTGACGGCAAGTGTCTTCGGGGTGACTCTTCCGATGCAATTTCAGGTGTCGGCGGGATTGGTGAAAAGGGTGCTGTTTCCTTCCTTTCGACATACGGAAACGTTCAAAACTTTTTCAATGCAGTCGATTCGGGCGTTGTCAAGCCCCGCACAAAGGCATTGATCCATCTTGCCTCAGACGAAGGGCGTGAGATTTATCACCGCAACTATGAGGTGATGCAACTGCTGAAGGTTGCTCCGATTGACAAAAAGAACCTCATCCTTGCCAACGGTCACGAGACGAAAAATTACGACAACTTCATTCGAATTTGTCAGGAGCTTGCTTTTACATCCATCCTGAACAATGCGGAAAACATTTTCAAAAGATTTTAGGTGGTTCTATGAGCGGAATAGATGATCTGATCAACAGTTTGGAAAAAGAGATCGGCAAGAACGATCCCGTGCAGTCGGTCAAAAACTTCATTGACACGGGCTTCCCGATGCTCAACAAGATCATCAGCGGAAACTACGCTGGCGGTCTTCCCTACGGGCGTGTGGTTGAACTGTACGGCGAAAGCAGTAGCGGAAAGACCGCTATGGCGACCCAGTGGATGGTGCAGACGCAGAAGCTTGGAGGCGTTGCCATTTTCATTGACTGGGAACGGTCGTTCGATGTGAATCTTGCAAAAGGCTTCGGATTGAATGACGAGCGTCCGTTTTGGATTTATGCCAAGCCCAAGACTTGGGAGCAGGGCAACATCCTTGCCGCCAAAGCGTGTGCGGTTATTCGCAGTTCAAATGTGATCCCTGCCGAAGCTCCGATCTTGGTTGTGTTTGACTCTGTAGCCTTTGCCATCCCCCAATCGATGAGCGCAAAGGAAATTGACGAGTACACAATGAATGACACCACGGCATTGGCACGAGTGGCATCCACAACGCTGAAATCGATGGCTCAACACGCAGAGACGTACAACGCCACCTACCTGTACCTGAATCAGGTCAGAACCGATCCAACGGTCATCTACGGGTCGAAAAAGAAAACGCCTGGTGGGTCGGCAATGGAATTTTGTGCCACCGTTCGAATGGAGGTTTCCCGCAAGAAGATTGTCGAGAAGTCCACAAAGGCATTTATCGGACAGACCATCACGGTCAAATGCACCAAGTCAAAGCTCACCAAGCCGTTTCAGGAATGCGCTTTGGACTTTGTGTATGACGATGCGGGGGTCGCTCGTTTTGATGCGCTTGGAAGTACATTGAATTCA